CTAACAAGTGAACCTTGTTTCTTGATTCCTGTCGTATGTCTATTGTTCTATGAACTGCAATGTGTTCTAATACTTTTCTAACTAATTTATTTGTTTTTGCAATTTTAACTAATGGTAAAAATATTTTGTGATAACCTTTTTGATGCTCAGGTTTTAAATTATCTTTAGCATATTTAATCCATATTTTATTTCTAAATGATCCAAAGCCGTATGTTTCGTTCATCATAGTACAAACAATTTTAGAGCTTCCTCTTTCATTACTACTTCCATCATCTGCACCTTGTCCGCCTCTTCTAGAAGAAGGTTTAGTAGTAGGTTGAACTTGATAATTAAAAATATCTTTTATTTTATCACTATAACTTCTGCCTCCTCCCCCTCCAGTGCCAATACTTCCTAAACCAGAGGATTGTTTTTTTATAGCCGCTGAAGTTTTAGTAACATCTACTCCTCTATCTCTGTCTGCGTCTACATTAGCTCTAATAGTGTCCCTAAGAGTATTAATAGTAGATTGAGGTGTTACACCAGTGCCAAACTCCCCAAGACCTCCTTGATCTATAAAACCTTTGCCTGGACTAAAGGAAGGAAAAGGTTGTTCTGGTAATCCAAAACTATCATCATCTTTTGAAGATACTATGGTGTCTTTTTTACCGCTACCAACAATATCTAATATTTTTATATTTCCTTCAGCATCTAAATTTGGATTACCAAAACCTAAACTAGGCGGTGCTATTGGCATGGTGGATACATCTTCACCTTTTCCTAATCGTAATTGAGTTTCAACAATATTACTTTTCATTTTTACAGGTGATTGTTCATCAACAAATTTTCTACCATACTCAGCAACAGCTTGTATTTGATCAATTAAATTTGTAGTTTGATTGGTGCCTGGCATAATAGCCTTTGCATTAATTTCAGCCAATTGTTCTGCTGACAAAGTGCCATCAACAAGTCCTTGTATTTGTGTGTCACTTAACTTGTATTTTTCTTTTAATCTATCACCTATTTTACCAACTCTTTCATCAATTGTTTCTTGAGTTATTTTGTTAGCATTATATCCAGCCATCACATTTTCTACTGTATTATAATTTTCTGTTGGGTCTGCAACTATTCTACCTATATCATCTGTAAACACACCTTGATTTCTTAATTCATTTTCATAGATAGCTCTTCTATTTACAGGAAGCATGTCTTGTAAAGCTTGTAATCCTTTACCTGCAAATCCTGGAACTACATCACCTATTCTAGAAAATGGATCTAAATAATTTTTTCTTACTTGTTCAAAATTTTTAAAAGAATCAATACCACTATCTCTTAGAAAAGGATCTTGTGGTACAGGGGTAGCAGAAAAATCTACTTCTTTTTCTTTTTTAGGTGGTGGTGTAGTGGTAGATCTATCGTACGTAAATGTTTCAGGTAAATTACGTCTATTTAAATAATCCTGTACTAATTCAAATAAAGTTTTTGCCATTATCTTCTTCCATCCGGTTGTATATCTAGCTTAAATGTTCCAAATCTCCATTCTTCGCCATTAGAATCGTTCTCTATCTTGAAGTTAACGAAACGACCCCTTGCTCTTGTATCCTTTTTATCAGTAGATGAGTCTATTGTAAAGGGACTCAAACTAGTGCTTGTATCTGATTGCTGCGGATACCTTTTCACAGCCAACGTAACTTTAGCATTACCAGCCAAAGTTTTAAAATCAGGAACAAAACGTCTTACAGCTAAGAAAATCTCACCTGCAATGCTTGGTCCTGACGATCTCCCCCTTGCATCTCTTTGTCTTTGTTGTAGGTCAAAATCAAAAGATTTGATAAAAGATGGCACTATTGTTGTTGAACCGTCTTCATTAACTTGATCTGTTCCTATCTCATGTTCAAAATATTTTGTCTGTCCTAAACCATCTTGACCTATAACAGCAGGAAAAGTTCCATCGGCTGTGCTACTATATTTTGTAGCATAGGGTGCCGGATATATAGTTCCATCCATCCAACTGGTTCTAGCTTCTGTGCCTGTATACCAACAGTTTTCACCATAGTTAAATACTACATACTTATTATTAAAATCAGAACTTGATGATGGATAATACCAAGTTACTTCTGTAAATAAATTATTTAAACCAGCAGCAACTTGTTGTCCTTTTGTTGTATCAAAATCATTAAATACAAAATCCTCTACACTGCAAGGCAATGATTTAACTGTACCATCAAATAAAAAGAAACCATTTGGTGACAACCAAAATGCTGATCCATCTATTTCTACAGCTGCATTTTTACCTATCAATCCACAGTTTGTACCAACCTGTTCAAAACCAAACGTAAAAGGAGATCCAATAAATTTCATGGTATATAATGCATTGTCTGTCCATATTAGAATTGTTTCTTTCGCTTTTAATGCTCCAACTATTTTAGTTCCATCTTGTAGTCTTTGTGAACCTGCTGAGTTTATAGAAGTTGCAATATATGTATTTATATCTTCTTGATCAGAAAATCTTATAAACATATCATCTTGTGTAGTCGTATCACCAATAGTTGTTTCTGTTCCAAGATGTATTAAGTGTCTAGTTGTTGGTGATATTAGTGTGACTCTTGATGCAGTAGGATTACTTCCTGTTGCAAAACCAGATGTTGTAGTTGATGCTCTGTTTAATAAAGGTGTTGCAGCTCCTGCGTTCCATGTAAATGTTTTACCGTTTGCAATAGTTGCTATGAGAACTTGTCCAAAATTATCTAGGCTCCAGAGGCCCGGTTCTAGAACCACAGTCGATGCATTTACTGCGCTACCAAATCCAGAAAAATTTGTAGCGTTTGATACTGTAGCACCACTGCTGTGTGCTTGTCCGTTTGATGTACCAACTGTTGCTGTTCCATTTGTACCTCTAGTAATACCTGTTAAATCATTAGAGCTTATTCCCGTATAAGTTATTAACTCATTGCCTACAGCTATAGTCCCACCACCTGTTGGAAAACCTGTAACTGATGTTAAAGTTATCGCTGTACCAGATCCTCCTGTACCAGCAGTATCTGCAAGTAACGCTCCATTTAAAGTTGTTGTTGCAACTCCAGATACGTTTCCACCATAGTTGCCAATACCAAAACCATATCCATAAGACTGAGCTGCAGGGCCAACTTTTTCATAAGGTATAACACTACAAGATCCACCACCCGCTGCACCGGTTGTGGTCTGTGATCCTGTTACAATAGCAATCAAAGATGATGTTACTCTTGTTACTTGAAATAATTTATCTTCAAAAGCAGCATCAGTTAGACCAATACCACTTGGAACGGTTACATTATCTAATAAAATAATATCACCTGATTCTAAATTATGAGCTGAAGAAAATGTTAAAGATACTTCTTGTGTTGCATCTTGAGCAGACATAACAACAGAACTAATCGTAGCTTTTACTGGTGTAACATCATGAAGTTGTCCTTCAAAATATATAAGCAAAAATTTATCTGAACCTAATGCAACATATCGGTTACCATCTAGATCAACAAAAGAGTGTTGTTTTCTAACTACACCAACTATTGAATCTGAAACTAAAGAAGACCAGCCACCAACTTTTTCTGGTAGACCATATCTAAATCTAACATTATCAGAATCTATCCAACGATTCTCTGCACCTGCTGAAGTATTTTGTTTGTCTATTCCAGGTCTAAATTTAAACTCAACTAGAGCCATATGATTGCTCCTATTGATTAGTTGACTTCAATACCCAGCCAACAGTTACATTAGCATAAACAAGAGTTGATGCTTGACCATTAACATTTAAAACTAAGTTAGAAGTTCCCGCATTTATTTTGTGACTATTTCTATTTATCGTAAGATTGTTTGATGCAAAAAAGTTACCACCGTCTATTATAGTAAGCTCATCCCCGGTAGCAGCTGCTGCTGGCAGAGTTATTGTTATAGGGTTAGTGTTTGTAATTGCAAAAATTTGTTCTCCGGCTACAGCTGTGTAAGCAGTTACACTTGAAGAGTTTACTGTTAAATATCCTTTATCCAATAAACCTAAATTTACATTTGTAGCATCTGAATATACTAATACTTTTGATCCTGAAGGAACTGTAACTCCTGTCCCTGAAACAGTTTTGATAGTTAATGTTTTTATGGTTCCAGAACTTTCTCTTGTTGTTGCATCTTCAAACACCATAACTCTTTCTGCACTATCAGGAACTGTTACAGTTCTGTTTGCAGTTAAAGTTCCAGTAAGTTTAAAATAAATATTTTTACCATTTGATGTTGCACCATTGTCTAAAGCTAATGCTACATCACCGCTACCAACAGCCAATGATAAATATCCTGTAGATAATTGTTCTAGTATTTGTAAATTAGTATTAGTTATATTACCCCAAAGACCGGCCTTTTCACCAGTGGTAATTAATTCTAATTTTGAATTTGTTGAAAAACTTGATGCCATATTAAATCGGGTCTATTTCTACCCAAACACTATTTGTATTTGGATCTATTTCACTCCATGTTATTGCCGTTGCATCCTTAACTGTTATGGTCAAAGGTGTTGCATCAGGCGTTACATTTGCCTTACCAATCAGTGTAACACTTCCTGTGCTTAACGTCAATTGGTTTCCAGTTACTGTTGCGTTAGCAGCTGCATTAATTACTACGCCTCCTGTAGCTAAAGTTAATCCGCTTCCTGCAACAGTTACATTAGCTGCAGCATTAATTACTATATTACCTGTAGCTGCTGTTAAAGGATTTCCTGTTACATTAACAAGAGCTCCTGCTAGTGATGTAGCTGATCCTATGGATAAAGTTAAAGGATTACCTGTTACAACTACAGAAACATTAGGATCAAATATGCTACTTGAAATCGGTAGCTCGGATATGGAACTAAGACCGAGCATTTATTACGCTCCTTTAGGATACTTAGTTTTTACAGCTTGTCTATCTTCTTGAAGTTTAGTTAAAGTATCACCACCGTCTAACAAAGCATGAACACATTCTTCAACAGAAGGATACTCAGCTTGTCTATTTCTTTTCCATTCTTCCGCATCGTACTCAGCTTGAACTTCAGCTAGTTTTGCTTCTATATCAGATTTAGAAATTGGCGTAGTATTATCATGCCAAGTTATTTTATCTGTGTCATTATCTATTACTGTAAACGTAGCATTAGGATTAATTTTATGTATGGCTATATGTATAAGATTATGTATCATGCTGCTACCTCAAATAGTGTTATAAAAGATGGAACTGCAACATCACCTGATGTATTTCTTGCAGGTTTATTTATAAAAATTGTATAAGTAGTTGATAAAACTTCCATTTGTATTTTATACGTAGTTGCACTTGTTGTTGATGGAGTATCTAATACAAATCCACCTGTTGTATTCAACCAATAGTTATTTGTGTTTGCCATAGTTCCTAAAGGAAAAGTTGCAGTTGATGATGATGCTGCTGTACTTACTCCTATGTCTGTGCTACCTCTTACTAAATAACCTTTAAAACCCTCACCAGCTGCGTTATTAAAATTTATAGATGAATGAACAAGAACTTTATTAGAAGATGAACTTGGTGTTATACTTGCGCTTAATCCAGTTACATCATATCTAGTGCCGACATTACAAGATTGAGATATAACACTGTCTATTTTAGTTTGAACAACTTGTAAAATTTTACCTGGCGCAAAGCTAGTTGCACCTGTACCACCATTAGCTGCTGGCAATGTTCCTGTAACATTGCTTGCTAAGTTTAATAATTGATTTGGTCCTAGTCTAGTTAATGCCATATTATGCTCCTATTAATCTATATCCACCAAATTCTGTTGATTTTGTACCAGCAGCTAGTGACCCTGTTCCAGAGTTTACTATAATTTGAAAATAAGCCTCAACATAGTCAGAACTTCCATTCATATCAATTATAGCTTGGTTCATTACACTATTATCATATCCACCATAATTATTTCTAAAATCTAATTGATAACTAGAATACAAACTTCCATTTTTATATATATTAGATATTGCTTGCTTTGCTGCACTATGGTCTGTGCTGTCTAAATAAAATTTTGCGTATATAAAATATTTTCCAGCTACTTGAGGTGTAAATCTATAATTTGTTGAGTTATCATAAGCATTATCTGTATCAAAATTTTCTATATTACCTTGAAACTTTGTAACAGCTCCTGCTGATCCAGCTGATTGATTAGATGTTCTTGTAGCTGAAAAGGCTGGAGTGTTAGCTACAGCAGAGCCATCTTTATTTAATGTTCCTATAATATTTGTTGTATCACCAGATGCACCGATAGTAATAGTATTAGAACTTTCGTTGATAATGTTATTACCGTCTGCGTCTTGTATCGTGTCTACTTTTAATATACTTGTCATGATCTAAATGCCTCTATTTCATCGTCTGTTAATCCTAATGCTTTTAATTTAGCATCTGCTGATGCTTTGTCAGCTATTTTTTTAGCTGCTGCATCTGCCTCTTCTTGTTCTACCACAGGTATTTGTGCTTTTATATCTGTAACTGATATTGGTGTTGTTCCATTTTCCCAAATTAAAGTATTTATATCATCATTAGTAATAGATACTTGTGCCTCTGGGTTTATTTTTAATATTGCTTTTATTACTTTATCATTCATAATTTTAACCTTGTATTTCCATAGCAGTAATAGTGCCTGTTCCTGCTGAAGAATTAATTTTTCCTGTTCCACCAGACACTTTAAAATAAACCTGATACGTTACCTGTGAAGTAGTGCTAGGCGAATCTGTTATACTCATTGAAGCACCACCATAATGCTCTCCGGTTCCCCCTTGATAATTTGTAAGAAAACCTTGACTAGATCCCAAATTACTAGAGTCTCTATAAATTGTTGTGTAAGTGTGTGCTCCAGAAGTATTATTACCAGAACCTAAACTTACACATACAAAAACTTTATTAGATGTTGAAGCTGGAGTTATATTTACTGAAAGAGTATTTGAACCAGTTACAAAAGATGTAGATGTTGTGGTTCTTTCTGAAGAATCTGTAGCAGATACCAGTTGTAAAACTTTACCCATTCCACTACCCATTGTAGCAGAGGATGTAACAGTCTCCCCAGATTGACCAATAGTAATAGTCCCTGATCCGCTGCTCGTTTGTATATTCGATACTTTTAATGTTCCGTTTGCCATAATTTACCCTATTCTATTATTTTATATCCACCAAAAGTAGATTTATGTCTTGTTGAATTACCGACTATTGCAGGTGATGCATTATCAGATGTGTTGCAATATCCATAAACTTCTATGTAATCTCCAACAGATAAACTTTCTGAATAAGTATAAGGTATTACTTGTGTTCTAGGATTATTATCTGAGTTATTGTTTTCGTATTGAGCAATAATAGAACCATTTTTATAAATATAAACCTGTGAATTTACATTAGTGCTATCTCCCTCTGAGCTTATACATAATGTTCCATAAAAATAATATTTACCTGCTTGTCCACTTGGAACAGTAAACCTATAATTTGATGAAGAGTCAAATGCAGAAGCTGAATCGTAAACTTCTGAATTAAACTGAACTTTTGTTCCTGATGCATCTGAGATTGATTGATCTGATGACCTTCTTACTAAAAAATTAGGAGTATTAGCACCACCAAAACCTGTAGCTGTACCAGAGTTTGCAATAGTAACTCCTGAAGGAATACTAATTGTATCTCCTGATGTGCCTAACGTTAGCGTAGTGCCTGTAGCTGGATCGACTTGATTTGCTTCTAGTTTACTCATTATAAAATTACAAATGTACTCCCTGATGGAATTGTGATCGTACCACTAATAGTTACTGGTCCAACTAACGCTCCATTTGTTGAGCCCGCCATTGACAATGATGTTAACGACT